TTTGCTGCAACACTTGCGCGGCGGCCAGCCGGTCGGCGAGTTGAATGTTCTCATCGACCATGGTGATAATGCGGGCTTGAGCCGCCCGATCAGCCATGTCGTGGTCGGCGCCGACGCTGCGCTGGTACCGGTAGGTTTGGGCGACCCGGTTGAAAATCTGGTCGGTCGTCGCCTCATCGGCAACATCGACCTTCGTGGTTTGATCGGCGCCGGTGTAGTCCACGTGGCTGGTGTCCGGGCGTTCCGCTAGTTTCCCGTCGACCGGGTCGAAGCGGCGCACGTCGGCGGGATCCGACGCGGTGGCGGGGGTGTGCACACCCATCACCGCCAACCCCTGCACGATCGACGCGGCCGACGACCGGGCCGCTGCGGTCTGCGCGGTGATGGTGCGCCGGCCGGCGTCTGCCGCGAACGCGGCCACTGAGTGACCGTCGTATGGGTTGGTGTTGGCCCACAGCGCTTGGATTATCCGCACCGCCCACGTCAGCGCCCGGTCCCGTACGGCGGCGACCTGATCCGACAATCCACCGACAGTGGAGGTGACGATCTGCGGCGACACGGCAGCGGTGTTCAAAGTCGCCGCCAGGGTGAGCGCATCAGCATAAGACAGCCTTTGCGAACCCGTCGGCTGCCCAGGTGTGGTCATGGTGTGGCTGCGGCTTCACGCGCCGGTGCCTGCGGACCGGGTGTCGGCCTGCCCCGCGGACGGGGTTGGTTGCTGCCGCCTGCCGCAGGCGGGGTCGCCGCCTGCGGGGCCGTCTGCGGCGCCGCAGGCGCGGCGGTCACCTGGGCGACCAACTGCTCAGCCGTCAGGCGTTGCATGTTGCGGCCCCTCTCATCGGGGGTCATCTGCCAACACCGCTCCAGACGGTCCTCCGTCGAGAGGGTGCCGGTGGCCTGATTGGACGCTTCCGCGGATTCGATCAGGGTGACGAATTCGATCGGACCCCAATGAAACTTAAGCCGGCGCGCCCGATCGGCCTGCCCGATCATGGTGAATGCCATCCGCCACAGCAGCCGCAGCCGCGGCGTCAGGCGGGCGCGCCGGTCTTTGATCTTGGAGGTGGCCGCCTCACGCTGCAAACCCGCCGACAACGCGCTAGCTTGGGCCTCGTTGGGGGTGAACAGGTAGACGGGGGTGGAGGTGACCCCGGCCAACTCCTGCACGTCGGCGATCTTCCCGTTGATGAACGACCCGAAGTCGGATTGCGCGGACTCCCAAAGCTCGGTTTCCCGAGGGAATTTCAGCAGCGCACCAGGGCCGGCCTGCAAGTTCAGCTCTTTCCAATCCGTCTTCGTCTTCGGCGGATTGGCCGGGTCAGCGACGATGGAGTTGGCTTCGTCGTAGTCGTCTTCCTCCTCATCCACCATGACAGCGCGGGTCCGCAACGCCTGATACCACATTCCGACGTCGCGGCGCAGCGTGATGTCGATGAGCCGGTCCAGTAGGTCGATGTGCGGCTCGTATTCGCCGAGGTGGTGGAAATTATCGAAACGGACGATGGGGATACCGCCGAGCTCGTTGAGGTCGGGCACCGCCTCAGGCTGGTCAAGGTTCACGAAGTTCCATGCCAGGCTGCCGTATTTCTGCCGGGCTTCGTACTTGAGTCCGGGCAGGAACATGTGCGCGATCCTGGCCCTGGTCAGCGGATCGCAACTGTACACCAGCGCGGCCCGCAGACGGGTCGGATTGTCGGGGTCCGGTTCGCCGTAGCAGCGCCGCGGGTCGATGGCGTGCAGCATCGGGATCGGGGTGCCATCCACCTCCGCAACCGTCAACGTCGGTCCGTCGGCGGCGCCGGGCACCACCATGCCGTACCCCTCAGCCATCCCGAACACGAACCCCAGCAGATCCTTGAACATGGCGTCGAAGCCGGTTTCCTCCATGATCTCCGCTGCGATGTCGTCACCGTTGGTGTCGTCGTCACGGGCGGTGGCGACCGCCTGCAACTCCATCCGGTCCACCATCGGCCCGACGATCATCGGGGCGTAGTTGCAGCGCGCCCTCCGCAAAACCTCCCGGAACAACTCCGCGTACTCCAACGAAATCTGCGGCAACGGCGGATCACCCTCGTAGTAGGACCACAAGGTGTCCAGCCACTGATCCCTGGTCACAGTGGAGCGGGTTCCCTGCGTCGGCCGGTCCCGCCGGTCGCAGTACTGGTTACGGTCCACCGACGTGAACCGCGACTGCAGATACATGAACCACTGCTCCGGTGTCGGCTCATCCTCGACACCGAGGAACGGGTAGGCGTAGCTCAAGTCAGCGCCGTACAGATCAGCCAAAGCCACCCCTCCTCACCACTCCGATGCTGCCCTTACGTTTCGGCAGCTTGTCCAACACATCTAGGCGGGCCTGCCACGACAGGGCGCCGGCCACCGCCAAGTCGATCTTTCGGGTCGGGTGCAGCTTCACCGGCGTCCACACCCTGGTTTCCCGCTCCTGATCCGCGATCAGAGTGGTGAAAAACCGGCCCGTGTTTCCGACATGGCGGGTCAAATCCCCCGCATCATATGATGTTTCATCACCGAGCACGGAGTCGTGGCCGACCTGACCGGAGATCATCCCGTCCGCGTACAGTTCCATCATCTTGTGCATGCGCCGAGGCTGATTCGTCCACCACTCCTCCACCACATCCGGGTCGTGAGCCGCCCAATCACCCACCGTGTAATTCCAGTAGGCAGGGTCGGCGTACAACTTCAAAACCCGGTACCGGCGGAACAGTTCCCGACGCTTCTCATTCACCTCGAGCTCGGGGACCTCCCACTCAGCCGGGGCGTCGACCGGCCGGAACCAGTACCCCTCACGCTGCTGCAAACCCGACCGTACGCAGGTCACGACGAACCCGGTGGTGTCCCACTTGCGGGAACCGTCGAACCCCACCGTCACCATGGCCCCCGGCTTGATACGGGCACCCGGCCGGCGCAGCCCCTTCCAGCGGGTGAGGTCGAAAGCGTGGGCCTCGTGCTGCTCCCACGAATTGCACCACACCCTGTCCAGATAGCCCTTGTCGATCTTCGGCTTATCCCAACGCGAAGCCAGGTTCTCGACGTCGGTGCGCAACGTCAACTCAGGCCCCGAGGCTTCGATGATCGCCTGGCAGCGGTCCTCAAACTTGGACATGTCCCAATGCGGCGACCTCGAGCGGTGAAAGTAGAACACCGACGGTCGCGCCACCCGGCCCTCCGCGATCTGCTCAGCCTCGAAATGATCATCCTCAGCCACCGAGTTCTGCCCCGGCGCCCCCGCAGTCGTCACCGCCAACCCCCACGGATCCTGCGCCACCCGCTTACCCAGATTCTCATCCATCGTCCGCACAGCGTCCTTCTCAGAAGGCAGATACAGGCGGTGAGTCTCGTCGTAGCCGTTGAAAGTAGTCCTGCCACCATCATTGGTGTCCGGCGCGGACGAGACCGGCGCGCACTCCCCGTCCTTACGACCATCCGGGCCGAGCCGGATTATCCGCTCAGCACCAATATCGAACAAGTCCTTACCCAGACAGTCCTGGCCGCACCACGGGCAATCAGGCACCCGCCGGCAATCCTCACAAATCACCTTCAACGCCCCGTACGCCAGCCGCTCCGACTGAATCTTCGCATTCGCCAACATCGGAATGAACGGATCCACCACCGCCCGGCCCGGCTTCAACCGACCCCTACCGTCGAACCCGTTGAACCGAACCGGCGAATGAGGATGCAGCTCAGCGAACGCCATCACCGCCAGAAACTCAGTCTTCGCCGACCCCTTCCGCACCGAAATGTTCACCCGCTGAAACCGCCGCCGGCCAGCACGCCGATGCCCCTTCGGCCAATGCTCATACGCCCGCAAAGTCACATACCGCCAATCCTCAGAGAACTGGTACGGCTGCCCCTTCACGTCCCCCGGACCGTGCACCGCGTGGGCCTCCAAAAACGCGCACACCTGATCCCCCAACGTCGGAGGCAACTTCGCAGGTAGCGGCGGATCCGGTGGAACAATCAGCTCCACGGCTTCGGGCCTTGCCCCTTCCACGGCTTCGCGTTTCCCGTAGCAATCAAGTCCTCATTTAAGCAGTGCCCGTCGGCGGCGATGATAATCCCCAGATACCGGCCGAACTTCTCCTGCTTGTCCATGGGCAACATCGCCAACCGCTTCTTGTTGACCTTGATCGTCCGCAACGTGAACATGCCCTGAGGGCAATGCTCAAAGAACCATCCAGTCACATAAGCCAGCGCGGCCTTCCCCGCAGTAGTTGACGATTCAGGCGCGTCGAGCCCATTCAACCGAATGTCCTCGCCGTAAACCCGCATCTTCGCGCCCAGATCCCAATCAATG